CCAGAAATCGATGACCGTGTTGCTGATCTAGAACAAGAGTTTGATGCTCTTAAAGCAGAATTTGAAGAACTTCTTCACTCCGAAGAAGGTGAAGGCGAAGAAGAGTTAGAAGGTCTTGATGATGAGGAAGAAGGACTAGAAGGTCTTGAATCTGCTGTTGACGACGAAGAAGGCGAAGAAGAACATGTTGAAGACGAAGTTGAAGGTGATGAATCTGTTGATGAAGTAGAGGATGACACCGAAGATGACGATGACGAAGAAGAAAAGGAAGCACCAGTAGATGAAAGCATTATTCGTGAGTATGTTCTCAAGGTAACTCAAGGACTTGCTAACTCTTCCGAAGAAGGTTTTGTCCAAAAGAAAAGCCCAGTTTCAGCAAAGCCAAGTATCGTTCCCGGTATTTCCGCAAAGAACTTGAACAAAGGCGGAACTTCCGAAGGACGCCCAGTTCCAAAGTCAACTGAAATGATTGGTGATGCAGAAGTTGTAAATCGCCCCGGTCGTAAAACAGTTACTTTGAAACCAACACCAAAACCAGTAACTACAAAAGAAGAACCTTCTGTAAATAAGAAGTCAGTAGAAGCATAAAATTAAAAACTTAAATTATATTAAATCAAAAGCTAGGCTAGCCTAGCTTTTGTGTTATAATAAACATATATTGTGGTAACTATAAAGAGGTATCATTGAATAAATATCAAGAAAAGATAACAGAATTATATTTAAAACAGCCCAAACACGCCATAAAAATGATTTTTTCTAATACTGACTTAAAAAAATGGGTTGAAAATAATTGTGATCCTGCTAGTCCAAATAAATTAACAATGGTTTATACTGCTTATCATAACATTTTGCTTGTTTGTCCATGTGGGTCGGGTAAGTTAAGAAAATGTAATCGTTTTAATAACGGGCTTGCGTTTTGTGGAACGCGCTCGTGTTCTATAAATGCTATTATAATTAAAGAAAAAACAAAACAAACCAATCTTGAAAGATATGGTGTTGTTGATCCAATGTCTAACTTTGAAGTTCAAGAAAAAGGAAGGAAAACAAATCTTGAAAGATATGGAACAGAATTTACATTTCAAAATAAAGATGTTAAAGAAAAAATAAAAAATACTAATGTTGAAAGATATGGATTTGAAAATGTTTCACAAAATAGTAATATCCAAAGAAAAAGAAAATTATCAAATTTAGAAAAATATGGATTTAACCATCCGTCTTCAACTATTGCTTTTAGGGAAAGAGTAAAAAACACTAATCTTGAAAGATATGGTGTGGATAATCCTCAAAAAATAAATGAAGTTAAAGAAAAAACAAAACAAACTAATCTTGAAAGATATGGATTTGCATATATTAATCAAAGACATTATTCTAAATTAGCAAAAGAGATATTATTTGATATTGAAAAATTTAAAAGTTTTCTCGAACAACATGGTGTAAAAAATATGGCTTTATTATTAGAAACCAGCGAATCAAATATATATGTAAAACATCTAAATTTTGGTTTAAATATTATTAGTGCCTCTTCGTCATCTTATGAAAGCGAAATAGCTACTTGGCTTTTAAGTCATAATATTGAATTTATTCAAAATTCAAAAAAAATTATTTCTCCATTGGAGTTAGATTTTTATTTACCAAATCAAAAAGTAGCTATAGAATTTAATGGTTTATATTGGCATAGTGAGATTGAATGTAAAAATAAAAATTATCATTTTGATAAAATGCAAAGATGTAATAAATTAGGTATTCGGTTAATTCATATATTTGAAGACGAATGGCGAAATAAACGAGAAGTTTGTTTGGATGTTTTATCTCGTATTTTAAATATTAAGATGATCCATGTGGCTGCAAGAAAATGTCAAATTAAAGAACTTACTAATAAAGATTCACGTGAGTTTTTAGAAAATAATCACCTTCAAGGATATGCCTCTGCCACCATTAATCTTGGTATGTTTTATGAAAATAATTTAATTCAGCTTTTAACCTTTAGAAAACCGAGATATAATAAAAATATTCAATGGGAAAATGTGCGGTGTTGTAATAAAATAGGATATCAAATCATCGGTGGTGTGGGAAAATTATGGACATATTTTCTTAGAAAATATAATCCAGAATCGGTGGTTTCTTATTGTGATTTGCGCTGGTTTACTGGAGAAACATATAAAAAATTATTATTTCATTTGAATCATATTACAAAAATTCAATATTATTATACAAATTATAAAAATAGATGGCATCGATCTTTATTTACCAAAAAGAAATGTATTAAAAAAGCAATATCATTAAATAATATAACCGAAAATCTATTAAACCAAATGACAGAAAATCAAATTACAAAAGAAATTTTGCATTTAGATAGAATATGGGATTGTGGACAACAAACATGGATTTGGAAACAATAGTTTTGAAATTTAATTATATTAAAGGTTCGGTTGGATAATACCAACCGAATTTTTGTTTCTGTATAAATACTATTGACAATATTATGAGGTAAAACTATGAATAAACAATCTCTATTTGAATATCAAAATCCATCTACTATGACAATTGAAATTGATGAGTCCATAGATGCCACTGGAAAGAAACAAAAAGACCTTTATATGAAGGGTATTTTTATTCAGGGTGATGTTCGTAACCATAATCAGCGCATTTACCCTGTTAGTGAAATTAAATCGGCTGTTGATTCTTTAAATAAATTAATTGAGGGGAATATTCCAGTTTTTGGACAACTCGATCATCCAGATGATTTAAAAATTAGTTTGGATAGAGTATCGCATGTCATTACTAGTATGTGGATGGAGGGAGCTAATGGTTTAGGAAAATTAAAAGTTCTTCCTACACCCATGGGTAATATTATTCGTTCAATTCTTGAAAGTGGTGTTAAACTTGGTGTAAGTAGCCGTGGTAGTGGTAATGTTAATGAGAGCACAGGAACGGTTTCTGATTTTGAGATTATTACAGTAGATTGTGTTGCACAACCATCGGCACCAAATGCTTTTCCAATTCCAGTATATGAAGGTTTATTAAATCGTAATCATGGATATAAAACATTGGAATTAGCAGAAGAAGTTAATTCAAACCCAAGAGTTCAGAAATATTTGGCTGAAGAGATTACTCGTTTTATTAAAGATTTAAAGAGATAAGGAAAATAAAATGCCAACTATTCTCGAAGAACTAACTAACTATCGAAATATTCTTACTGAATCATATGTTGAAAAATATACAGAAGTAAGATGTCCATATGATGGTGGTTTCATTGGAGAAGATGGACATTGTGAAGAATGCGGAGAAGCATATGGCCGAGTTTGTGCCAAATGCAAGGGAATAAATGGTTGCTCGTGCAAAGATTTAAAAGAATATTATACTCCACAAGAACAAGAATACTCTCAAGATTTAATGTATGGTAAAAAACAAGCAATTGATGGTCTTTTTGCGTGTTCTGAAAGAATTCCAGATGGAGAAACAATAAGTTATAAAGCATTTGAAGAATTTTTAATTAAACACCGTAAACAAACATCAGGTAGATTAGCGAATAAAGTTTTTCAATTTAGCAATGGTTGGAATTTAATTCTACGTAAAGTTCAAGAAATGTGTCCAAAAAATAAAATTACAAAAGAAGAACTTGAATCAATTCTTGTGTTTATTGGACAAAAAGAATTGAATTGGAACTAATTTAATAAAAGAAATAAATAGAAATAAGGAGTTATCATAATGAAAACCTTAACTGAAACAATGTCTAATTATCGTGATATGGTTATATCCGAAAAATGGGATGAAAAAATGCACACACCCAAAGATGAAAAAGGTAAATGGGATGATTGGTCTCTTGCTGATTTAAAGGGTGAACTTTCTAAATTGAAGAATAATCCAAAGAAATCTGATGCTCTAAAGAAACGCGAAAAACAAGTAGAGTTTGCTATTCGTTCCAAGCAGAAAAATAAATGGGGTAAGATTAAGGAAGCTAAAACTCTTAAAGAAAGTGCTCATCCTAAGATGGAAGCTATTCTTAATAAATATGCCTCAGATGTTGATAAATTTATTGAAGATGGTTTTTATTTACCTTCTACAAGTAAAGAATTTCAATACGCTTTATATGAATATTATGTATCTGATATGCCATATGGAACTGCCAAGGCACGAACAGGTGATCCTGATGAATTTGTCACCGAACATTTTTCAAAATATTTAATAGACAATGGTTTAGTTCCAGATGACGAAGACACACCTACTAATTTTTTGTCTAGCCCACAGATTGCACCAATTCCACCAGACACTCTTGGAGAAAGTAGAACAAACCGTAAATGTAATGGAAAAGGATGTGATAAGAAGTGTGTTGATGGAAAGAACTATTGTAGTAAGAAGTGTCAGAGCAATACTATAAATCTTAAAAAAGAAGTTCCCATTGATAAGAAACTAAAAGAAAATAAATTTACTCCCGGACCATGGACTAAAGCTGGAGCAATTCAAGAAGGAAAAGCCGCTGATAAAAATAAGAACTGTAAATCTTGTAAGGCAGAATTAAAAGGTCTTGATAGCAAGGAACGTGCATTATGCTCAGCTTGCTGGAAGAAAGAAAAAGAATCATTTAAGAAGAAATAATCATGCATACTTTAAGAGAGTTATCTAATATCATATCCGAAGCCGAAACAATCTTGGTTGAATCTGAGCAAGAATGTAAATGGTGTCAAGAAGTTTATCCTCTTAGTAGGTTATCTAAGTTTTGCAGCAAAAAATGTCGAGATGCATATAATGATCATTTTGAGGATAAATCTGATGATCCAATAAAGAAAGAAGTTAAGGAAGGATTTCCATATACCGACGATAGGCCATCTCCTATAACTTGCAAAGCGTGTGAAACAGTAAATTTTGTAAATCGTAAAACTTGTCGTAATTGTGGAGAAAGTCTTATTCCAAATAAAAATATTATATTCAACTTTGAATGAACAACCGCAATAAATTTTTTAACAATTTTTCTGTATTATTTTTATCTTTATAGTTTACCACAAGAAGTGGAATATTATTGACCTCACAATACTGTATTTTTACACCATCTCTTTTTTTCTGCAACAAAAAATCATTACTAGCTTGTTCTTGAGTATTATTATACCATCGGAGTGGAAAAAAATGTTGTTCCCCTTGATATTCGATTAACCCGATCATTTTTTTATCTTTAAAGATAGCGAAATCAAATGGTAATGGAAGAATATGTTTACATTCTGGTATGCGAAATTGTCTAATATATTGTATGTCTAAAATTTTAAGAACATTGTCAATTAATCGTTCTCCAATAGATTCGTTACAACTCGGACAACCTATATTTCTTAGATGATTGTTAGGTAATTGATTAAAATCTCCGTGTATTGGACAGGTAATTGTAACTTTAGTTGTTGAATTGATATAGTTAGTTTTTGAGTAATCATATTTGCCCATATGGGTTTTGTTTGCTTTTTCGATAAATAAAGAAGCAGACATACTTAATGTTTTAGCTCTATGAGAAACAGCACAAATGCTACATCCAGCACCAAATAAATGGGCAGATGATGTTTGATTAAAATCTCCGTGTATTGGACAGGTAATTGTAACTTTAGTTGTTGAATTGATATAGTTAGTTTTTGAGTAATCATATTTGCCCATATGAGTTTTGTTTGCTTTTTCGATAAATATTTCGAGGGACATTTTTTTAATATTACTTCTTCCACATTGAACACACCCATGACCAGTTAAATGACTATTCGGTGTTTGATTAAAATCTCCGTGTATTGGACAGGTAATTGTAACTTTTTTAAGAGCGCCACAATACAAAGTTTTTTCATAAATATATTTGTTATTGTGTTTTGAATTGGCAGAGACTACGAAATTTTTATTTAGGCTATTAGCACAATTTTTACACCCATGACCAGCTAAATGACTATTCGGTGTTTGATTAAAATC